ATGACCCTGCCGGCCGACATCGGCAAAGGCAGGAACGATGTGCAAGCGGTTGGCTCATCGACCACCTACGGCAAACGCTACGTCATGAGCGCCCTGCTGAACATCACAACTGGCGAGACGCGGGACGACGATGGTCAGTCGTCAGACGGTTCCGACTCCGCCGACATGCGGGCTCAGGCAGTCGCGGACATCATCGAGCGGGTCGAGCAAACCAAATCGCCTGACGAGCTCAAGGATGTATGGCAGGCCGCGTTGAAGGTCCTGCAGGCCAGCGGCGACAAGACCGGTTACGACGCGGTGAAGATCGCAGTCACGAAACGCAAAGAGGCGTTGGAGGCAAAACCATGATCATCATCAACTGCGCCCAGGGCAGCGATATCTGGCTCAAAGAGCGCGCCGGCTGCATCACCGCCAGCATGTTCAGCACCGCCCGCTCCAAGGTGAATGGCTTGAACGCCCAGCAGCGTAAGTACGTGGACGCCATGCTGGCTGGCAAGAGTGAAGCGAAAGCTATGGAGATTGCTGGCTACAAGGCAGGCCCCAAAGCTGAAGTCGTTCAGCGCGCTCTTGATGGCGAGACGGTGGGTGAGCCGTCGAATGCGGCGCTGACCTACGCCTTCGAACTGGCAGTCGAGCGAATCGGCGGCGCGCCTCTGGATGGCGGTTTCGAAACATGGCAGATGCGGCGCGGCCACGAACTGGAGCCTGACGCTCGAATGGAGCATGAGCTTCAGACCGGGCTGATCGTGACCCAAGTCGGCCTCGCCAAAACAGACGATGGCTTCTTCGGCGCCAGTGCAGACGGCTTCATCGGCGCCGACGGCGGCAGTGAGTACAAGTGCTTCTTGGCTCCGGACAAGCTTCGAGCCTTTCACATCGACAACGACGCCAGCGACGTGATCGACCAGGTGCAAGGGTGCATGTGGATTACAGATCGCAAGTGGTGGCACATCGGGATGTACTGCCCACTGCTCAAACCGGTCGGCCGCCAGCTCTGGTGGCGCGAATTCAAGCGCGATAACGACTACATCGAAAAGCTCGAAGAAGACCTTTGGGAATTCAAGCTGCTTGTCGATGGCTACGAAAAGCAACTTAGGAGTCAGGCAGCATGAGAGGCGTTAACAAAGTCATCCTGGTTGGCACTTGCGGACAAGATCCTGATGTCCGCTACCTACCAAACGGCAACGCTGTCACCAACCTTAGCCTGGCTACCAGCGAGCAGTGGACGGACAAGCAGACAAACCAGAAGGTCGAGAAGACCGAATGGCACCGTGTCTCGCTGTTCGGCAAGGTCGCTGAAATCGCCGGGGAGTATCTGCGCAAAGGGTCCCAGGTCTACATCGAGGGCAAACTACAGACCCGCGAGTGGGAGAAGGACGGCATCAAGCGTTACACCACGGAAATCGTGGTGGACATGCAGGGCCGCATGCAACTGCTCGGCGGCAAGCCTCAGGACGGGGATCAGCGACAAGCGCACCCGCAGGCCGGCGCGGCACGGCAACCGGCGCCGCGTCAGCAACAGGCGGCTCAACAAAATCAGCAGGCCGCGCCGCCGGATGACTTCGACGACGACATCCCCTTTGCCCCGCTTCCCTACCTTGCAGGTGCCTGAACATGACCACCACTCACCACCAAGTGCATTACTGGAACATCCAGCACATGCGCGACAGCATCGACCGGCTGCTGGCCGCTTCGAAGAACTGGAAGCCAGCCGACGCCGAGCGCGGCGAGGCAACCATCCTGAAGCTGGAGAAGCAGATCGAGCAGGCCAAGGCCGAGATGCTCACCAGTCGATGAAAAGATCTGTGCCACAGCGCCGCAAGCGAGCGGCGCAACACCACTTACCTCCCAGCGGGCTCAAGGAGACCGACCATGGAAAAGACGCCATCAGGATTCGTAAGCCTTCCCTCATGGATGACCTCGGTAAAGAAGCTCTACAACACCCGGAGCGGCGGCCAGTACCGGCCTGAGGATGTTGCACTGGTCTTTGCTCTCAGCCTGCGCACCCACAACAGCGCCGACGAGCTCAGAAAGTCGGCTTGGCGTCTGGTCGACAAGGTCTGTCTGGAGCATCAGCCAAACATGAAACGACTGAGCCGCGAGCCGGACGACGCGAAGGTGTTCGATGCAGTGCTTCGGATCATCAATCGAGTCTGCGACCTGCTGAACTGCGGGCCCGGCGAGTTCGAACGGAGTGCTGCGTGATGGCAGCGAAGACTCCAAAACAACGCCAGCAGGACAAGCGCGACCGGGACAAGATGTCGAAGGAGGAGCGCGAGGCCCTGCTTCTGTCACGCCGCATCGTCACGGACCTTTATCACAACGATGATGCTGCACTGAAGCGAGTCATGGCCCGCGCCAAGATCGAAGAAGAGCAGGATTTGATTTCTCGGCTGATTCGCGGCGCTGACCGCATGCCGGACGATCAGCTCAACGATCACATTAGCATTGCGTGACGCGCAGCCGTGACGCTTCCCGGCCCTATGCAGGTCACCACGTATAGCCCACCACCAACCTATTCGCCACCGAACTCGAGCGCATCAGCCGCAACCTCAATCGCCGAACTGGCGTCGGCAATATCTTCAGCTTCAAACGATCTGTCTCGGAGCATCGCTTGAATCGCGGCCTCAGTGAGTTCGTCGATGTCGACGTATAGCTCTTGCGCTGCAAGCAGCACCGCCTTCAACGCCATCCGCAAAACCTTTTCCCTGTCTTCGCTCATGACCTTCTCCCTTCCTGTGGAGAGGTAAGCGTAGGCCATTCCCAACCGCATGGAATCGACCATGGATTACGAACTGCACCTGGGCGATTGCCTTGAAGTACTGCAATCCCTGCCGGATGCCAGCGTCGACATGGTGCTGGCTGACTTACCCTACGGTACGACCCAGTGCGCGTGGGATGTGATTATCCCCTTCGCGCCTTTGTGGGAGCAGTACTTGAGGATCGCCAAGCCGGAAGCAGCCATCGTGTTATGCGCGGCCCAGCCCTTCGCATCGATGGTCGTAGCCAGCAACCCGGCGCACTACCGGTACGAATGGATCTGGGAGAAAGGCAACGCCACCGGTTTCCTCAACGCCAAGAAGCAGCCACTGCGCGCCCACGAAAGCGCTCAGGTGTTCTACCGACGCCAGCCGGTCTACAACCCGCAGATGTCGGCCGGGCACCAGCGCCGCACGGCAAAGCGAAAGACTGTGAACTCAGAGTGCTACGGGAAGGCCTTGTCGCTTACCGAGTACGACTCGACAGATCGGTACCCGCGCTCGGTGCAGTACTTCAGCAGCGACAAGCAAACAGCGAATTATCACCCGACACAGAAACCGGTAGCGTGGATGGCATTCCTGATCAGCACTTACACCAACGCCGGCCAGGTTGTGCTGGATAACACGATGGGAAGCGGCACCACGGGTGTTGCCTGCCTGCAGCTCGGTCGCCGCTTCGTAGGCATCGAGCGTGACGAACAGATTTTCGCAACCGCGCGAGACCGAATTTCTGCTGAGCAAATCAGGCTTTCGACGCCAGATCCGCAGATCGATATGTTCGGTACCGTCTGACCTCTACCCAATTCCCAACTTTGAATCACGCCACTGGCGAGGATCAGCATGAACACCTACCGGCACACCTTTGCGGCCGTCTGCCCCGCCGACGGCGACATGATTGTCTACCGGCTCGAAATTAAGTCGTCAGCAATGATCCACGTCGAGCACATCAAGGCGGCGACGGCCCTGATCAAAACTGGCTGGCATGAGCAGATTGCCGACCACCTGTCCGACACCCTTGGCGGCGATCAGACCATCATCGCAACGCACCAGGGCGTCGAGATCGAAACCGTGAGGCTGAGCGGATGATTCATTACCACGGCACGCCGATCGGCGGAAAGCGTGAGGACGCTGCGAAGTTCTTGGCTGGGCGTCACGCACTGGTGCCCTTCCCTCGCAAAGACGACCTCGGGATTGTGGCCGATGTGTGCAAATCTTTCGTGTTCGACAACGGTGCGTTCACCGTATGGCAGAAAGGTGGCCAAGTAGATGTCGATGGATACACGCGATGGGTTGAAGACTGGCACAGGCACCCTGGATTCACGTGGGCTCTCATCCCGGATGTCATCGACGGCGACGAAGAGGCCAACGATGACTTGGTTCGGCAGTGGCCAGAGGAGCTTCGCGGCGTGCCTGTCTGGCACTTGCATGAGTCGTTCGAACGTCTACAACGTTTAGCGGGGTGCTGGCGAACTGTGGCCCTGGGCAGTTCTGGGCAATGGGCCACACCCGGCACCGGTCCATGGTGGAAGCGGATGGGCGCCGCGATGGACGCCATATGCGACGATCAAGGCCGTCCAGTATGTCGGCTGCACGGCCTACGCATGCTCGACCCCGCCATCTTCCAACACCTGCCCTTTGCTTCTGCCGACTCAACTAACGCAGCAATGAACGGCGGCAGCATCAGCCGCTTCGGTATGTACGCACCGCCTACGGCCGGCCAACGCGCCAATGTGATCGCTGACCGGATCGAAGCGCACAACAGCGCCCCGATCTGGCAACGCGAATCGCAGACAGAAATGGCGCTCTGAGCGCCTGCCCAACTCCAAAGTAACCTCAAGAGGTTACATCTCGAAAAGTAACCTGATTGGGTTACAGGGATATCGCCATGCCTGAACCAGTTCAACAAGTCCGAGCCACGGTGCTGCTGGGTCGTGACGGTATGCATCGAATCAGCCTTCACCGCTTGCCTCAGGTTCATCTGACCCCGGCGCAAGCGCTGACCATCGCAAGAGAAATCAACCAATACGCCATCGACGCCATGCGGGCTGACGGTGAGCGGGATGTAGAGGAATAGCCATGGGTCATGCAGGAGTAACTGCTTCAAAGAAGCGACCGATACACGGAGTCGCAATCAATGACGCTGCCTACGTCACGCAAACACGCGCCGGAGCATGTCCTATCTATATGCGCTGGCGACAGGTGCTAAGACGAACCTTAAACCCCCTAGAGCCAAGCTTCGGGCGTTCAAAGATCTGCGATGAATGGCTTAGGTTTTCCGGCTTTGAGCCGTGGATGCGACAACAGCGATGGGTAGGCCTTGAGCTGGATAAAGACATCCTAGGTAACGGCGACCGAGTCTACTCGCCCAAGAACTGCGCTTTCGTTCCGCAATACCTAAATCAAATAATTAACTGCATAAAGCCGAAAAGTCCAGGTGATTGCCTAATAGGTACGCGCAAGAACAGGTCTGGACGATTCGAAGCCAAATGCAACGTTGGCAGTTCCCAGGCTAAGTTTATCGGCACTTACGACACAGCCGAACTAGCCCACAGAGCGTGGCAAAACGAGAAGGTTACGCAAATCGAATTGGCTGTTAATCGCTACGCCTCAGAAATGTTTTTCAGGTCTGACGTGGCTGAGGCTTTGATGAATCGAGCCTGGTTGATTCGACTTCAAATTCTCCGTGGAGAAATAACACATGCAATCTAATGAAGAGTTGGCGCTGGATAACGGACGCCTGCAGGCCGAGAACGCCGCACTCCAGCAGCGCTTGAACGTGGCGGATCAGCGGGTTGATGAGCTGCAATCCGAACTGACCAAGGCGCGGGAGTTGATTTCAGAATGGCGACACGGGCGCAGGCTGACGTTGAAAGATTGCTCCGTATTGATTCAGCGCACAGACGATTTCCTCGCCCAACAATCCGCGCCAGCCGCGAAGGGCGGTGAGTGATGCGGGCTTACTGGTGGTTTTATTTTTACGGGTCTTTTGCATCCATGGGGCTTACGGCATTGATCGTACACGACAAGCCACTGAGCAACTTTTTCATTTCCGGCCTGCTAAGCTGGGGCGGATTCGCCGCGCGCATTGCGGCAGAGGTTCTTAAACCATGACCGACAAATCCGAACTGCTGCCTTGCCCGTTTTGCGGTGCCGCTGCCAAAGCCACCGACGAGATGTTTGGAAGCGTTATCCACTGCGATCATCTGCACACCTGCCCGCTTGACGGGCACGAACAACTTGCGGCGGCCGTTCGTGAGTGGAACGCCCGCGCCAACCACAAATCGGCACCTTGCGCAGCCTCGCAAGTTGATGCCACGCCCGAGGATGTCGGCGCTGTGGTAGATGAGCCGGTGGGGTACATGACGCAGTGCCTGCGCGGCGACCGGGTCGGCGTGGTAGAGCAGGCAGAAGGGCCAGACTCGGTCGTTAATCTCCAATACTGGACTCCAGCGTTTCCCGTCTACCGCCACCCGCAGCGCCAGATGGTTTTGCCGGAGCGCATATGCGGAAAGGATGCATGGCGATCAGGTTGGAACGACTGCCTCGACAAGATCGCGGACCTGAACAAGTAACCCCGGCGCCCGTTCGGCCCCACCCTATCCCTATTGCCTGCTGCGTATGCGGCGAGGAGTTGTGCGCGATGAATCTGATCGACTGCTATGTCACCGAGATCCTGGGCGCGCCGTACCGCAAGTTTGGCTGCTGGTGGGTTGATGTCGAGTACGTCAGCGAAGGTCGACCCGGCAAGTCCAATCTGATGTTCAAGACCGAAGCCGCCGCAAAGGCTGTCGCGATCGGCCACGTCTTCCAAGCCTAACCCCTTCCCCATCTATCCACATGCCTGCCGGTGTACGGCGGGCGGGAGATACGCATGCCTGAAATAAAGTGCGATTACGGACACACAACTCACGTCAGCACGCCGCAGTGGATTGAGCTGCTCACCCTTGACCAGATGCGACGGGCTGTCGAGCTGATGGGCGAAAAGATAACCGCGGCCGAGGCCCAGCCCAAGCGGGTGATTTGGCGAGTGTGTTGTGGCGGGTTGTGCCTCGCCAACTACCAGGAAGACCGCTACGAGGCGGCGGCCGATCACTTCCAGCGAGTTTACAAAGAGTCGTTTATGGAAGAAGCCGGCGAGTACGTGAGTAAGCCTTACGGTACCGAGACTTTCAGGCGCCGTTTGCCGAGCATCGAAATCGAGCGCGTCACCCAGTTCGAATACGAGACCGAATGGTTTCCACCACTCAACCCCGCATAGACCCCGGACGGAGGTAGCCAACATGAACACAGTATTTTTGCTGATGGCCCAATACAGCGGCATGGCGATCATTCCGCTTGAGCGGGTGTGTGCTGATTACTTCAGCCACCTGACGCCGGAAAAGATGAAGCTGAAGGTCGCGGCCGGGGAAATCGACCTGCCGCTGGTGAAGATGGAAAGCAGTCAGAAGTCGGCGCGCGGGGTTCACCTGAACGACCTGGCCGCATATCTGGATGAGCAGCACTCAAAAGCGAAATCGGAACACAGTAAGTTGATGGGGCGATCGCTTCGCCGCGTCTCCTGA